ATGGCCACCACGGGGACGCGAACTGGGACCGACAGAACCACGACGGGAAAGCGGGAGCGGAGACGGACGGGCAAGCTCCGCGACTCCTCAGAGGACCAGCTCCTGAGCTTGAGGGCAGCCGACTCTGAGGCGCTTCGGGTTGGGATGGATCTGGCCAGGCAGCACTTTCAGAACAACTCCCTCGCCGACGCCTGCAAGGAGATCCTCAAGCCCCCGGCGATCGAGATGCAGCTGGGGCGGCTGTTCGCCAATGAAAACCTGATCGGTCGGATGCTGGCCGCCGATCGCCAGCGCCTCCAGCAGATCACCGCAGGCATCAACGCCACCAGGCTGATGAACCCTCTGCTGGAAGCGGAGCGGGAACGAAAGCAGCAACTGCTGGAGGCTCTCCATCCCTGCCGCGGCCTGCTCGAGGGCCTCCGCAGCCCGACCAGTGGTTTGGAGCAAATCATGGAGGCCCGCTCCGCCTCACTTCGCCGCATGGCGGAGGCCTGCTCTCCCCGTCTTGCATCGCTGGACATCGACCTGGGAATCGATGCCATCCGTTCCCTCAGGGCTGTGGGCGACGTCGCTCGTCTTGCCGATCTGCAAGGCCCGATGCGGATCCATGCGGTTCCCCGCATGGCACCACCCACCTGGTGGCGGCAGGAGGCCGAGCCGGAATGCGTACCCATCCCGTCGCCACAGCCTGCGCCGGAGAGGGCTCCTGACCTGCTGGATGCCGGCCATGAAAGCGAGGACAGCCAGAGGCTGCTGGAGGAGCTGATCCGGTTTCAGCGATCCGATGAGATCCCCAGCGATGCCCGAGAAGGCATGTCCCAGCTCAACACGTGGTGGAAGCTGAATCGGCACCGGATCACGCCGGATCAGAGCCTTGAGTTCAACCGGATCGTGCAGAGGTTCATCGGAACCCAGCTCGGCCTGACAACACCCTCGGATGGCCGCCAGCAACTCAGGAGTGGCCTGCTGCTGCCCCAATCGCAGCGAACGCTGCCGGCTCCCGATCTCGCCCCGGAGGTGTACACCACCCAGCAACTGAAGAAACGGTTGCACACGTCGACGCACACCCTCACACGACATGCGCGCAAGGCCCGCGAGAAGGGACCACTACCGCAACAACTCTCGGATTTCCCCGACTGGTTTGTCGTAGAGGAGAGTGATCCCCAGGGAGGGCAGAACCGGGGCTGGAAGTTCCAGAAACGCCGGGCGCTTGTGGAGCGCTGAAACAGCGGCCCTGCCCGGCAGAGAAGGCGCCCGAGCTGGTGGCCCGGGCGCCTATGCGGCTCAGAGCACGGACACCGTGCCCAGGCCACGCCCAGCGAGCTTGCGGGCCAGCTGGTGTGCCAGCGCAGCGGGGATGAAGCGGGGCTTCTTCACGGGCTTGCCGCGACGGCCATAGAAGACCGTGATGCGCTCCTGATCAGAGCTACGGCTGCCACCGGCATAGGTGTGGATCAGCAGCCTGCGGATCTCACAGCGGGGAGGGATGGAGCCCATGGGGATTGGGGCGAGGAACGCCGCCCGATCGCCCCGGACATGGCGGAAGGTCAAGGGTGGTGCGGTCACGCACCACTCGCGTCAGCCCTTGACCAGCCACCATGAGCACCCCGTCAGGGGTGCGGTGCCGGGGCAGTGCTGCGTTTCTCCTCGCCCCGCCATGGGCGCCGGAGCCGCCGGAAAGCACCAGGTGCTGCATCAACCCAGCCGGCCTGATCGGGAAGAACGCCGGAAAGACTGAGGCCTGACCATGCATTGGAGCGCAGGAGCAAGATTCAGGGAGCGCAGATGAAGCAGGCGTTCTTGTCACAGAAGAGAGCAGATCAGCCCGGTTGATTCATCCAAGAACGACACAGAAAGCACTAGAATATGATCACCTTGGGGCGCACGGATGACTGCGCACAGCGAGAGCGAAGCAATCGATCCATCGACCGAAACCTGCCAGCATCCATGCGATCCGATCGAGGAACTTCGCAGCGCTCCTGGCGCAGAAGATGAGGACGGTCGGCCGCTCTGGCCTGGACAGGACCCTGCATCCGGCGGACAGAGGCGTGCCGGATCCGGGCAGCGAGCCACAGCCCGACATCCGCGCTGCCAGCAACCCCCACGGGCAAGCAAGCAGAAACCCTTCGCGCCGCGGCCCAGCCGTCAGGAGGTGGAGCGCCGCATCGCAGAAGCCCAGCTGTGGATCGCCCGGCGGCTGCCCCTGATCGAGATTCGGGACAATGCCGCCCGAAATTGGGGGATCACCAACACCAAGACGGTGGGCCGCTATCTCTCGCTGGCCCGCAAACGGATGGTGGAGGAGCTCGTGCAGAACCGTCTTGAGCACCAGGCGGCCTACATCGAAGGCCTCTCGGAACTGATCCGCCGCTCGATGGCCGCCGAGCAGTTCAATGCCGCCGTCGGTGCCTACCGGGTGATGGCCGAGGTGACCGGAATGCTGCGAGCTCCGCTCAAGGCGCCGGAGCCGCGGCCATGACCCTGTGCCCTCGGCCTGGCACGGCCTCCGGTGAGCAGCAGGGGCTTCTGACGACGGCCGGGGATGCCTGGGGGGACTGGGGCGTGCTGGGGGTGCGTGATCCCTCCCTGGGGCCAGACCGCGCTGCCGTCGCTGGGGACTTCCGCGACTTCATCACCGCGGCCTACCCGGGCTACGCCTTCCACACCTGGGCTGAACGCCTGATCGCTCTGTTGCAGCGGGTGGCCGATGGCGAGCTGCATCGCCTGATCGTCTGCTGCCCGCCGCGGCTCGGCAAATCGCTGCTGGTCTCCAAGCTGTTCCCCGCCTACTGGGTGAGCCGCTACCCGCATCGCTTCTGTGCGATCGCCTCCTATTCAGCGGAGCTCGCCTATGCCCACAGCCGGGAGGCACGCCACTTCTACCGCTCCTGTGGCCACCCCCTCTCGAAGGATTCAGCGGCGGTGGGCAACTGGCTGACGCCCCAGCGCGGCGGTTGCATCGCGGCCGGGGTGCGAGGGCCGTTCACGGGCAAGGGGTATGCGCTCGGGGTGATCGACGACCCCTACAAGGGCCCAGAGGATGCCGGCAGCGCTGCCCAGCGGCAGAAGCTGATCGAGTGGTTCCAATCCGTCTGGCTCACCCGCGCCGAACCCGGCGTGAACGGCACGGCGGGGGCTGCCCAGGTGGTGGTGCTGACCCGCTGGCATCAGGACGACCTGATCGGTTGGCTGCTGGAGCAGGAGGCGGGAGATGCACCGCAGCACTGGCATGTGCTCAACCTGCCGGCCCTTGCGGAACCTGAGGAGATCCGCCTGAACTTCCCGCCCACCTGCAGCGTGGAGCCGGAATGGCGCGGGCCCGGTGTTCCGCTCTGCCCGGAGCGTTTCCCTCTGGTCGAGCTGGAGCAGATCCGCATCCGCGCCGGCCGCTACTGGTGGGAAGCGCTGTACCAGCAACGGCCCTCCCCCGCCGAGGGACTGCTGTTCCGCCATGAGTGGTTGCGGACGGCCCCTGCACGCCGGAGCGGCAGTGAGGGCAGGGCCTATGCCCCGCTGGTGCTCTCCTGCGACCTCGCCTTCAAGGGGGGCGCCGAGAACGATCCCTGCGGTTTTGTGCTGCTGGGGCTGGTGGATCCGAGCCAGGCACCACACCCGCTGCACCAGGCCCGGAGCAACGGCCTGCAGCTGCACCCAAGCACGGCTGCTCTGGCGAACACCGCAGCGGATCCCGGCTCCATGCCGCCGTTCCTGATCGAGGTGCTCTGGGCCCAGCGCCATCAGCTCGATCTGCCCGGCACGGTGAATTACCTGCTCCAGAGCCTGGAGGCCCTGAAGCGGCAGGGCATGAACCCCGATGCCGTGTTGGTCGAGGACGCCGCCAACGGTCCGGCGGTATGTCAGCTGCTCAGGCGCCAGATCCCCGGGTTGATCGCCATCCGGCCGCAGGGCAGCAAGGTGAGCCGCGCCCATGCCGTCGCCCCCTGCCTTGAAGCCGGGCAGGTGGGCTTCCATCGCCCCACAGAAGCGCTGCAGAGCGAACTGCTCAGCTTCCCCACCGGCGCCCATGACGACCTGGTGGATGCCTTCTGTCAGGGCGTGATCTGGCTGCAGCAGCAGCACTGGCGCGGCCGAGGCCGGAGTGAGCCGCCGAAGCCGCTGCTGTTCTCCCACTGATCGATCGACTCCGATCCCAATGCGTTCCCATCTCCCCAGACCCAGCGGACACCGTGCAAGCGCAGGCCCTGGCGTCCGCGCCCTCCGTTCCAAACAGCCGCGTGCCGGCCGCTGCCCCCTGGCCGCTGCAGATGCCCTGGTGCTGGAGCACCTGGAGTTCGCCTACCGCGTGGCCGGGCACTACGCCGCCCGGACGCCGATCCCCCGCGACGATCTGCAGCAGGAAGCCGCCATCGGTCTGCTGAAGGCAGCCCGTCGCTACGACCCAGGCCATGGCAGCCCCCGGCCCGGGCACTTCCGCGCCTATGCCCGGCCGTTCATCAACGGCGAGATCCGCCACTACCTACGCGACAAGGGGTTCCCGATCAGCATTCCCGGCCGTTGGCGTGAACTGCATGCCCGCGGCCGCAAGCTGCTGCAGAGCGGCTGCCCCGCCGAGCAGGTGCCGCTGAGGCTGGGGATCAGCCTGGAGCGCTGGTCCGAGATCGTGAGAGCCTGCGCCGTGCGGGTGGTGGCCCTGCCGGTGGAGGGCTGGGAGCCGGAAAGATGAAGGAGCTCAGTCGGCGTCGATCTGAAACTCCATGCAACGGCTCGCGAAGGTCGGGGCCTGGCGGCTGAGGATTTGCAGCAGGACCAGGGCGGTACGGGCAGGGTTGCGCTGCCGCGCTGCGATGGTCTCCAGACACCCGTGAATCGCGCCGGGTGCGAGATCCAGCAGGTTGCAGAGGAACTGATCGGGTGTCACGGCCTCGATGCCGAGGGGCTCCAGGACCTCGGCCGGGAAGTGCCGAACGTTGAGGGTGACGATCACCTCGGCCTTGGCGGCGATGGCTGCCGCCAGCACGTGGCGATCGCCGGGATCGCAGGCCAGCTGATCGGCCAGACCCGGAGGCGGCTCCACCGGGGCCTCGGGGAAGGCCCGTTCCATCGCGGCACAGAAGCGGCTGGCCAGCTCCGGGGTGGTGCGCGCATCAGCCAGGAGATTGCGGACCGTGTCCTCAAGGATCTGCGCCGACCAGTGGACCCGGTACAGCTGCTAGTGGGCTGCTTCCAGCAGCAGATCTCTCAGTTCGTAGGGGTAGAGGACGCAGCTGTCGAGAAGAACGGGGAAGACGGCAGGTTCAAGCCAGAGGCTCACACCGCCTCCACCTGCATCTCCTGCTCCAGCGCACTGAGCTCATCGAGAGCCCCACGGCGAACCTGCCGGCGCGCCTCACGCAGTTGCAGCACGTCGTGAATGCGCAGGCGCCGGTGGCTGCCCACCATCACCACCGGTACGGCGTTGTCCTCGATCAGCCGGTAGAGATAGGGCCGCGAGACGTTGAGGATCTGGGCGGCCTGCTGCGTGGTGAGCAAGGCATCGTGGGGCACCACCGTGACCGCCTCGCCCCGCTTGAGGTTGTCGAGCAGGCCCCGCATCAGTCCGTAGAGCGGCGCCGGCACCAGATGCTCTTCCCCACGGGGGCCGACCAGGCGAGCTTCTCCAGCCTGAAACAGCGCCAGCAGCTCTTCCAGTTGCTCAGGCGGCATGGAGTCGGGCGTGATGGTGCCCGGCACTGCGGGGGTCGCAACCATCGAAACCTCCTCCTTGATCAGGTCCTAACCGTAATAGGCGTAACCGGCGCCCGTGGGCAAGAGGGCTTCGGCAATAGGGAGAAAGCGACACAGCCCTGAGCCAGGCCACTGCCATCGCTGCTTCTCCCGCGGCCCTGCTGTTGCAGGAGGCGCCTGAACTGCAGCGCCGCCGCGGCCAGCTGCGACTGGTGGCCGACTGCTGGAACCTGCTGGAGGGGCGGCGGGAGCTGTACCTGCCGCGGGGGGAGCGCGAACCGGAGGCGGCCTACCGGCGCCGGGTGGAAGCAGCGCTGCCTTCGGGGTTCTTCCGCGACGCCCTGCGCACCTTCGCGGGGATGCTGTCGCGGGAGAACTGGACGGCCCTGCCCGCCGGGCTGGAGCTGGTGCTCAGCGATGTGGACGGACGCGGCACGGACCTGGGCGCATTCCTGGCCGCGGCGGACGTGCTGGTGCTGCGCGATGGCGGCTGCCTGCTGCTGGTGCTGCCGCCCGATCACCTCTGGCCTTCCGAGGGAGACCGGCAGCAGGCCCTGCGCCGGGGTGATCGGCTGTCGCTGCCGCGCCTGCTGCTGATCCCCCGCACGGACCTGCTCAACTGGCAGCTGCCCCACTCCCATGGCCTGCCGGTGCGGATCACCTGGCGGGAAGCGAAACCGGGCAGCGGGCCGCCGCCGGAGGATGCAATCGGGCTCTGGCCCGAGCAGCCCTGCCCCTGGCTGTACCGCACTCTTCAGCTCAGAGCGCAGGGCGTTGCCCTGAGCACCGAAACGCTCGTGGCCGATCCGCAGAGCGCCTCAGGCTGGCGGGTGGAGCAGCTGGAGCAGCGGCCGTATCAGAGCCTCAAGCTGTTGCCGGCCCTCTGGTATTCGAGCGACGGCGCCGGCTTCGGGGAGGGCGAGCTGCCGCATCTGGGGCTGGCGCATCAATACCTGAACCAGTTCCGCTGCCAGAGCGATTACCAGGAACTGCTCACCCGCTGCGCCCTGCCGGTGGGGGTGCGCACCGGCGTGGTGGGCGGTGTGGGGCAGCCACCGACAAGTGACCCGGTGGTGCTGGGGCCGAACACGGTGATGGACCTGCCGGAGGGCGCCAGCTTCCAGTTCGCAGAGGTTCAGGCCCGCTCCCTGGCGGAGCACCGCGCCTGGCTGCAAGTGCTGGATGCGGCGATGCGGCGCGATGCCCTGATCCCCAGCAGCAGCGGTGGCGTGGCCCGGACGGCGACCGAGATCTCTCTGGCGGCCAGCCAGTCGTATGCGCTGCTGCAGAGCCAGGCGATCCAGAAGGCCTCGCTGTTCAGCAGCCTGCTGGTGCACTGGTGCGCGATCACCGGTGAACCCCTCAGCCCGCAGGCGGCGTTGCAGGTGTCGGTGAATCCGCTGACGCCGCCGGTGGCTCCGCGGCCGACGGTGAGCGAATGGCTGCTGCTTGAGGAGAAGGGCGTGGTGAGCCGCGACGAGCTGCGGCAACTTCTGGAACTGGCCACGCCGGTGCAGGTGAGCCAGAGCGTCACCAGCGGCGCTGAGCTGCTGCCCGCCGCCGATCCACCATGAGCCCAACCCCTGACAACGATTGGCGGCCCGGCGATCTGGAGGCGATCCGGATCGCCCTGGGCATCATCGCGACCAGGCCGGCCGTGGACGCCATCAACAAGGCGATGCTGCAGCTGGAGCAGGGCTATGCCGATGCCATCCCCACCGCCCGGATCCTGCTGGACCAGATCGGGGTGCTCGATGCCCAGCTGCTGCATCTCAGTCCAGGCGATCACCAGGGGTGGAACGAGCAGCAGCGCAAAGGCCCCCTGCCCGGCAGCAGCGCCGCCGCCGGCGTGGCACCCGCCACCCAGGTGGACGTAGTGCACTACGCCACCGATCTTCTGCAGGTGGAGGAACGGCTGGTGAGCAGCTGGCCGGTGAGCACCGCGGAAGCTCTGCAGCGGCAGCGGCTGAACCTGTGCAACCAGTTGCTGCTGATCCTGCCGTCGCTGCAGGGCTGGAGCAGCCAGGGTCAGGTCGCGCTGCCGCCGTTCACGGCGGCGCTGCTGAGGGGCTGAGAGATGGCAACGGCATGGCCATCACCACTCATCCAGGCCACGGAAGCGGCGGCCGGCGGCAATCCCCTCACCCCCTACGCAAATGCCCGCCTGCTGCAGTATCAGAACCTGATCCCCGGCGACGTGGACTCCCCGATGCTCTGGCGCCACGTCTTTGAGTGCTTCCTGCGCCGGGGCAACTACATCACCGCGAAGGAGAACGGACCGGGCGTCGACACCGGCGACTTCACCTACAGCGGCTTCATCTGCCGCGCCAGTCGCCTGCCGATGGAAAGCACCGACCCACTCGACTGGCTGAGCACCTCGCTGCCGTGGCAGCAGGACAACCTGCGTGTGGCCACGAGAGCGGAGGGCACGGTGCAGGTGCCCTGCAAAGGGCTGATCTGGCTGGGCGATCTGAGCCGGCTCACTGATCCACCCGACAGCGAGGCCGACCCGCGGCGGGTCTACACGGCCTTCGATGTGATCGAATTCGGCGCCTCCTACGGCTCCGGGGGGATCGGCGCCATCACGCAACCGCTGGTGGGCGAGCGGATCTACGGAACGATGAAGCTGCACCAGCTGCCGGATGCCACGAGCGGGGCCCTCTGGGCTCGGCAATAGGGAGTGAGCACAGCCCGGATGGGGTGCTCGTTCCACTGACAGCCGCGACGGGTCATGGCCACCAGTACACCCAACCTCAACCGCACCGCCTCTGCCGCGCCCCAAGGCGTTGAGGGCGAGCACAGTCCCGCGCCATTCGACGGCGCTCCAGAGCCCCGGGCAGATCAGGCCGTGATGACCGGCAGCCAGGGGTACGGGGAGAGCCCCGATGGCGAGGCCCATCCGGCGAGCGAGAACGAGCTGCCGGCGGTTCCCGAGGCCCTGCGGGCCGAGCGGCGGCGCAGCAACCAGCTGGAGAAGGAGATCCGCTCGCTCAAGCAGCAGCTGAACCGCTTCTCCGAAATCAACCCCGAGGAGTACACACGGCTGCAGGAGGCCGAAAAGCAGAAGCAGCAGCTCGAGCAGCAACTGGAGCTACGCGAACGGCAGATGGAGGAGGCAAGCGCCCGCAAGGTGGCGGCGATCGCCGCCGAGCGTGATGCCGCGGCCGAACGGGTGCTGCAGCTGCGCAAGGAACGGCTGCTGGAGCGGGCCTTCTCAGAAGCCGAGGGCCGCACGGGCGGCGATGGCCGCGGCACGTTCTTTGATGTGTTCAAGGGCCAGCTGTGGGAGAGCTTCCGGCTGGTGCCTGTCAAGGACGGCAGCGACAGCCTCGAACCGCTCGACGCCCAAGGCCAGCCGCTGCTGGGTGATGACGGCAGGCCGCTGACCGCCTCAGAATTCCTGGAGGACCTGAGGGTCCACCCCGTGTACGGCTTCCTGTTCCAGCAGCGGGGCGCCATGGGCGGCCCTGCCGCTGTGAACTACGGAACCGGCACGGTAGGCGCCAACGGGGAGCTGATCAACCCCCAGGCCATGAGCGCTGCGGAGCTGTATCGGGCGGGGTTTGGAACAAGACGCAACTGAGCAAAGAGAAACACAGAGCTCAGCACTCAACTCTCGATCAATTTACTTTGGAGATGAACTATCCGAATAAACGACACGAGAGACAGCACTGCCAAGAATGACCACGCACAAGATATCATTCTCGACTGGACGAAGTACATCGCGAAGCCTAGGCCAAGCCACGCAAGAGACGAGTATATGGCAAACCTCAAGTAGCTAACCATTCTAGACAAGTGTCCGGTCCTTTTGAGTTGAGCGAAAACTCTAGATCCTTTGTATGACATCATAATACTTTTGCTGGTTGCAAGAAATCCGACAAAGAGGGCGGACACGGTCAGCGACCCGCCAACAAGGCTTGCAGACTTGTCAGGAGATATGTTAAATCCCGAAAACCAAGATAAAAGCCCAAGGGGGATAGCAAGGACCCACGGTCCGAATCGTTCCATGAAAAAAGAGAATCGCTTCATGCGCACTCAGGTTAAGAAGCCCGCCTCAATCCAGGACTGCCGCACAATGGCCAACTGATTCCAGCGATCTGCCAATGAGTATCTTCTACCCAATCCTAGCGGAATATCGACCTCTGAGCACAGGCGCTCAGCGATCAGATCTATTGTCTCGCGAGGTGAATCATCGCCCTGTTGAGCCCTGAGTGTCAATTTTTTGATTCCCTGATCACCAGGGGAAATCCTGAAGAGATCAACAACCAGGTCCTTTATCGCTCCATCAATCAGTCCACGCCTATTGCCCAACACTAATCCTAGTGTATCGGCTCCATTTTTCCTGGCTAGATCGAGTGCGCTTCCAACGGAGACCCTCGATGCCATATTTTCATTGATTAATTCGGGCACCGCAAAGGTGACCTCCAATTTGCTGACAAGACGGAGAGATCTAATGCGCTCTTCGCTGGCCTGAGAAAGCTTGGGCGCCAAAATATACCGATGAGTAAGCTCGTCCTCCACAAAAGCCAAGTAGTCCTGAATGGCCGAGGCCTTGGGACCGTGATGATTGTATTGAATCAAGATGTACCTTGCCTGTGGATCATAAAGGCACGCGGTGTCCTCGCCAAAGGACTCGTCATCCTTTATTGCTATCTCCGACATTGGCCGCTGCTCCGACACAATTACTGGGCCAGAGCCGCCTCTAAAAATGACAAAGTTTGCATAACACAAACCCCCTCTCTTCCTGAGGTTTTCAAGTCGTACGCGCAAGCCTGGCAAATCACGCATCCGCTGATCTAGAGGCCATTTGTCGTAAAATTCAAATGCCTGTTCCAGTGGCTTGGTGGAATCGTCTTCGGGTTTTACTTTGTACGCGTATATCTTCATATCGCAGTTACGAGCGCGCAGAAACGATCCAGAAGGACACACTAAGACCGTGTCGTGACTCTCGGCAATAGGAAGTGACGTTGCTGGGGTCAGGCCCCGGGAGTGGCCATGGGCCTCACGCTGATCGAGGCGGCTAAATACGAGAACCGGCTGGAGCACCTGGCCGTTCTCAAGACCTTCGCGGAAGGGGAACTGCTGAGCCGCCTCCCCTTCATGAACATCGCCGGTAGCGGCATCTTCTATGCCCAGGAGGCCGAGCTGCCCACTGTGGGCTTCCGGGCCGTGAACGAGGGCTACACCCAGAGCTACGGCGTCGCTGACCAGCGCGCCGAGGCCGTGCACCTCTTTGGGGGTGACGTGGATGTGGACCGCTCGATCGTGGACCTGATGGGCCCTGAGGCCCGTGCCAGCCAGATCGAGATGAAGATCCGCTCGATGCGGCTGACGCTGGAGGCCACGATCGTGAAAGGCGACGCCGCCTCCAACCCCCGCGGCTTCGATGGGCTGCAGAAACGCCTGCCCCTGAGCGGCGGCAACGTGGTGGACAACGGTGGCAGCACCGTGAACCTCGATGCCCTCGACGCGCTGGTCGACAGCGTGGACGGCATGGGCAGGCCCAAGTACCTGCTGATGAGCAAGGCGGTTCGCCGCCAGCTCAATGCCCTGGCCCGCTCCGGCGGCTGCTGCGCCTACACCGCTGAGACCAACAGCCTCGGGGCCGTGGTGCACCGCTACCAGGAGTGCGAAATCCTCACGGTGGATCGCGACGCCCAGGGCCGCGAGATCCTCGGCTTCTCGGAGGCCGGTGACACCACCTCGATCTACTGCCTGGCCTTCGGGGATCAGGGGGTGACGGGCCTGCAGGGCCCTTTCCAGGGCCGCTACGGAATCTCCGTGCGCGACCTCGGGGAGGTGCCCGATGCCCCGGTGTTCCGCACCCGCGTCGATTGGTACGTGGGCTTTGCCGTGCTGCACGACCGCAGCGCCGGCCGCCTGTTCAACATCACCGCCGCCTGAGGCAGGAGAGCACCGATGTTCCGACACAACTCCAACCCCCTGCTCGATGCCGAAACCGTGCTGGTGGGTGCGATTCAGCACGGCGCCACACGACCCTTCCCGCTGAGCCGCGCCAGCGGCGAGGTGGTGGCGCTCAACACCAAGCTCGATGCCGCGATGAGCCTCTCGTTTGTGGTGAGCCATCCCGGTGCCACCACGGCAGTGGAAGCCGAACTGCTGGTGGCACCGCTGCGCGATGACGGCAGCCAGGGGAGCTTCGTGAGCCTCTGCAAGGTGGCCGTGCCTGCCCAGGGCGGCCTGGTGGAGGCCCGCATCAGCGGCCACGACATCAACCTCGATCCGGCGGATCAGCCCCATGTGCAGTTCCCGGCGGCGGCGGTGGCCAAGGCCGTGATCACACCGGACACGCCGGCCGGGCTGCTGGCGGGCCTGACCGCAACCGTTCCCGCCTGAGGAGAACCGTGATGGCACGACCCAGAAACACAGCGGCGGAGGCGATCGAGATCCCCGCTCCGATCAGCGACGGCAACGAGCCGGTCCGCCTCGATGCGGGTGAAGGTGTGATGGTGCCGCCGCCGGCAACACCACCGGCTGCGGCAGCCGTTGCGGTGCCGCCGATGCCGCCTGCGCTGCCGTTGGCGCCGCCGGTGCCATCAGCCCAGCCGGCCGGTGGCGCCACACCTCCCCTGCGGCCCGGGCTGATGCGCATCAGCAAGGGAGGGCAGCTCCGCCAGGTGCACCCGGTGGATGTGGCCGACTGGATCGCCCTGGGCTGGACGGTGTGCCCGGCCGGCCAGCCGGACCTGTGAAACCTGGAGCTGAGCGGCCATGCCCTTCCCGCTCACGAGCAACAGCCCATCGGGAGGCGACGGCCGCCAGCGGCTGATCCCTCCCCACGGCTGCCCCGGCGAACCCGAGCTGGTGTGGCCGGTGGATGCGGGCGACTGGCTGACGCTGGGATACCGGCGCGTGCCGCTCGACCCGCAGCCGCTGGAGCTGTACTGGCTACCGGACGCCTGCAGCGCCGGTGGGTTCGTGATCTGGCTGCTGCTGCGCTGCCGCTCGGCACCGCCTGCCGCGATCACAGTGAGCTGGGGTGACGGCTCGAACACCACCGTGGCCTGGCCGCAGGGCGAACGCCTGCGCCACAGCTACCTGAACCCTGCTGATGTGACGGTGACCGTGAGCGCGGTTGCGCCTGGCAGCCTGCAGGCGCAGCTGGCGGTGCATGGCCTGCAATGCCCATGTGTTCTGAAGCCGGCCTCAACACCTGCTGGTGCCGCCGCCAACGGCCTGCAGCCCCTGATCCCTGGGGCCGGGCTGCAGGGGGCGCTCTACGACGGCCGGCAACCCCAGCGCTGGCATCTGCGCCTGGCGACGGCGGGCGGACTGCGCTTCGTGGCTCAGGGCCCGGATGGCGATGCGGCACTGGCGCTGGCACCGTTCTCCATCGACGGCTCGGGGCTGCCGGGAGGCGTGCCGGGTTCCAATGGTGCGGCCGATCGGTTCCTGGCCGCAGACGGCCACTGGCGGGAGGTGAGCGGAGCCGGCACCCGCTGGTGGCATGGCGAGGGACCACCGGCAGTGCTGCCGCAGGTACGCAGCGGCGACTTCTACCTCGATGGCCTCAGCGGTGAGGTGTATGTGCTGGAGGAGTTCTGATGGCCTGGCAACTGCAGACCAATCTCAGAGGGCCGTCATCGCTGCGGGTGGGGCGATTGCGTGCACCGCTGAGCAACAGCTCGAACAGCGTGTGGAGCCCGGTGTTCTCTGTGGCGATCGAGCCGCAGGCATGCCTGTCGTTTCAGGCCTGGCTGTATGCCACAGCGGCGGCATCAGGCACCGGCCTGGTGGTGAGCCTCAACGGACCCAGCGGGGCCGCGGCGGTGATCGTGACGATGCTGACCGGCGAATCAGCGACGAATCTGCGCAACCTCAGTGCCACGAGCTACGACACACCGCTGATCGGCACCGGATCCGGCGGCAGCAACCTCACCCTGCAGAGCCAGGTGAATGGCACGGTGGAGAACGGCCTCAGCGGCGGCAACCTGGAGCTGCGTTTCCGATCTGAGGTGAACGGCAGTGCCGTGAACCTGGCACGGGGCAGCTGGTGGCAGGTGCTGCAGCACTGACGCGGCTCGGCAATAGGAGATGACCTGACTCGGGTGTCAGCCCGCACCGCCATGGCCTGGATTCCCTCCGGATCAATCAGGGGCCCGCAAGGGGAGCAGGGCCTGCAGGGTCTCCAGGGCATGCAGGGTCTGCCTGGTGCCGATGGCATGGCGGGCCCGCAAGGTCCGCAGGGTCCGGCCGGGCCGCAGGGGGCGGCAGGACCGCAGGGACCACAGGGTGTGCAGGGGATTCAGGGTGCGCCGGGGCTTGGCATCACCTTCAAGGGGCATGTGCCCACCAGGGCGGATCTACCCGGCAGCGCAAGCCAGGGCGATGCCTACATCGTTCAGGCCGACGACTCCTTCCAGGTGTGGGATGCGGCTGCCGCCACCTGGGTGGATGGCGGTTCGATCCAGGGGCCACAGGGCATTGAGGGCCCTCAGGGCGCGCAAGGCCTGCAGGGCAATCCCGGACCTCAGGGCATGCAGGGCATCCAGGGAGCGGCCGGGCCCCAGGGCAACCGCGGCAACGGCTGGTTCACAGGCACTGGCGCGCCGACGACGGTGCCGGGAGCGATCCCCGGAGACCTGTATCTCGACCAGAGCGACGGCAATGTGTACGTGCTGAACTGAGGCGTTGCAGGCCGCGGCAGCGACACCACTGCCGCGGCCGCTGACCCTCAGGCCATCTGCAGCTGCAGCTTACCGAGCGCCTCACGATCGGCCTCCAGCTGGCAGCGCTGCAGCAGCTCCTGCTGGGCCAGCAGCCGCTCATCCAGCTCATCCACCCGCGCCAGACATTGCTGGATCGCGGGGATCACCTCCTCCTCGAGCAGCGTGATCTCCTCCTCGCCATAGGGCTGCGCGATCCAGGTGCGGCGCAGCGGCAACCCGCGCCGGCGCAGCAGGATCTCCTGCACCGAGCGCAACGTGGACTCAAGCAACAGGAACGGATCTTCCTCGGGCCGGCAGAACGGCGAGGCTGCAGCTGAGAGCGTGGCCATGGAATCGGCGCCGAGAGCGGCGCAGCGACGGGACCGATCCCAGCGGAGGCCCGACGCAGGAGGGCCTCAGACTGGAGAGGCCCGGAGCAAGCCACACCGCCGTCAACCGAGTGACATCGAACCGCCGAGCTTTACGCGCCGGGAATGAGGGTCGTACCTGCACCAATGAAGAAGTCCTCTTCCTTGCCGTTCAGGGTCGTCCCGTCAGCCCAGGTCAGGCCAATGCAATGCCCTGTGGAAAGGGACCGGATCACGCAGGCACCTCTCCCAGCGGGCCTTTCGACCAGGTAGGCAGGGCTCTGCCAGTGAACCGGCATCCCCTCGTCGACCGCTCTGAGGATTTCCGCGAGTGTCAT